TAAAACTGACTCTGAAATAGCTGAAGAATTAAATTCATCAAGGCAGACAATAAATCGACATCGATTACGATTACTTGAAGAGTTGAAAAAAATAGTTAAGGCTTGATTGTGGGGAATTGCAGAGGCAAGCCGTAAGAGCGGGCGGGACTTGCGGATTATACATTATGAAATGTCCTAATTATTTATGTGGACCTGTAAATAGACCAACATTAGTTGATGCTGGTATTGGTACATTGAAATTTTGTAATGTCTGCAAAAAATATTACACATCAAACGGTACATTAGTTTTAACAAGAGATATTGAAGATTATAATCCAGGTCATATTTCCGAGGATGAAGAGGAAGAAGACTTGATTTATAACCCAAAACATTTCAGTGTTCCCGGATTTTAAATGGCAGAAAATAAAATATTAGAAGGATTACCTGAAAGGCCACCTGCGGTAAATTTAGCTATTGATAGTGGGGCAATAGGTGATCCTAAAGTCCGTATGCAACTACGGCAGATACATAGTCTTGAAAGTGCAATACGATCAAGAGCTGATCTTGCTGAAAAACTTGGATATTCTTATGGTGGAGATCGTGATTTATATTCTGCTTTAGGATATGAAAAGGCTCCAAATTTTAGAACATATTATGCCAAATATAGACGGCATGGAATATCTAAGACAATAGTTAAAGCACCTGTTGAAGCTTCTTGGCGTAGAAAACCAACAATTAGTGATAGTACTGATAAAAATCAAACAGAATTTGAAAAGAAATGGCTTGAAATTGTTGAAAAGCATAGAGTTTGGCATTTCTTATCTCGTGCTGATAGATTAACTGGTATCGGTCAATATGGTGTATTATATCTTGGTTTTAATGACTCCAGTGACCCTAGTTCACCGATAGGAGAACAAGCTGAATTAGTATTTATGCGTCCTTATATGGAAGGGAATGCTGAAATTACTAAATTTGTTACTGATGTAAGGAATCCAAGGTATGGGTTACCTGATCAATATACCTTATCTATGAAGAATGAATTCGAAACTTCACAATTACCAAAGAAAACTGTTCATTGGTCAAGGGTTATTCATATAGCTGAAGATCTTGATAGTGATGATGTTTATGGTACTCCAAGATTAGAAGCTCCGTTGAATGACGTTGTTGACTTGGAAAAGGTTGTTGGCGGATCTGCTGAAATGTTTTGGCGTGGTGCATTCCCTGGTATTGCACTTACAGCACAAGCTGATGCTGCAATGGATACCATGGATCTCGATGATCTTGAAGATGAATTACAAGCATATATTCATAAACTGCAAAGATATATTCGTTTACAAGGTATCGAATTGAAGGAGTTGGCTCCACAGGTAGTTGATCCAAACAATCATTTTAATGTCCTAATTCAATCAATATCAGCCTGTACAAGAATCCCTAAGAGGATTTTAATCGGGTCAGAACGTGGTGAACTTGCATCTTCACAGGATGAAATTAACTGGGGTAATCATATTACAACTCGAAGAAGTGAATTTATTGAACCAGTTATTCTAAGACCATTCATCGATATTTTAATAAAAGTTGGTATGTTACCGGAACCTGTCAATAATCGATATAGTATTATTTGGCCTGACGTAACCGTACCAACTGTTAAGGAACAGGCAGAAGTAAATCGTATATATGCAGATACATTGAATAAATATGTAACTGCCCCTGGTGCATCTACTGTTGTGCCGGAAAGAATGTTTCTTAAAAAGTTCATGGGATTTACAGACGAAGATGTTGATCAAGCTGAAGAGATACTTGGGCATGAAGTTGAAGTTGAGATGTTTGATGCGAAGATGATGGCGCGGTATAGTCAAAAAACTGATGTATCTTTTGATGGTGAAAGTTATCACGGTGACGATGAAACCAAAGTTAAGCCATAATATTATAACTCTTGGCAATATATCACAGTATGATCCAACGAGAACACTATCTCTAAGAAATAGATTTGCTTCAAAAATGGGTGGCAAATTTAATAACTTAAAGCGAATCATTAATGCTGTTGTTGTTAAAGAAGATATTTTTGGGCTAACAAAATCTCCTAATACATTGGAGGAAATATCAGTCGAAGATGCTATAGCGGCAATTCAATTACGCGGTTTTCAGTTTGCAAGAGATCCAAGAAAAATTGAAATGTTCATGGCATGGTTGAAGGAGATGGAAGACAAGGGAATACTGGAAACGTATTCTCGTATTGGAACCATTCGTGGTATTGAAGAAGCGTGGACTGATGTATTCGTACAGACCGCTTATCAACAAGGGGTTTTAAGATCACGACAAGAAATGAGAAAACAAGGATTAGATATTCCTACGTTTGACAGTGTTGGTGGTATTACTAATTATGTTTTTAATTCTCCATTTCATGTTAATCGTCTTGGTTTACTTTTTACAAGGACTTTTAATGAGTTAAAAGGAATCACTGATGTAATGGATCAGCAAATAAGTCGTGTACTTACACAAGGGATAGCGGAAGGCCGCGGGCCTCGTGAAGTAGCACGGATGATTGTTGATCGTGTTGATCATATTGGAATAACAAGAGCAAGGACGTTAGCACGGACCGAAATTATTAGAGCACATGCAGAAGCTAATCTAGAAGAATATGCACAGATGGGGATTGAAGGAGTAGAAGCTGTTGTTGAATGGTCAACAAGACGTACTTTTGATGTATGTCCTGAATGCCAAGCTCTTGAAGGGAAATATTTTACAATAGCATCTGCCAGAGGTATGATACCATATCATCCTAATTGTAGATGTTTATGGATTCCTATTCTTAAATCTGAACTTAAAAGTAGTGATAAAGTTTATTAGAGGAAGATAATGAAGAAAGTATTTATCCTTTTTTGTTTTTTATTTTTTATTATGCCATTTTCAACATTTGGTGCTAATGTAGCTATTAATGAAAGAACTGAATTAGATGCTGCACCTGCTGAAAATGACATATTAGCAATTTATGATTCGAGTGCATCTGCTGGTAAGAGAATAACGGTTCTTAATCTATTAGGAGCTCTCGAATCAGCACTTACGTCTTTTAGTATTAGTACAAGTAATTTACCAACTATTCCAACATCTTTAGGTGGAGCTGGCACAAATTTGTCTAGTACAACTGGTCTTATGGGATTAAGTTCTGGTACATATGTTGATGTTGATACTATAACTGAGCTTATAAGTGCATGTAATATGGGAGATTATCTTTCTACTATGGCAGGAGCGTCGGTAGATGATGAAGCTACATTTAAAGCAGCTGTCAATTTGGAAGCTGGTACGGATGTACAGGCTTATTCTGCCGCTCTTGCTTCAATAGCTGGACTAACTGAAGCTGATATATCGATACTTGAATGTACAGCTGATAATACCTATGCAGTTGTGACCGCTGGTGGTGGAGATTATTTTCTTAGTAGTAATACAGGTGGGACTGCGCTTGAATTCAAAAGTGCTGCATCTACACTTAGCACGATAGGAGCCCAATCGTCAGATGGCACACTTACTGCGTTAGCAGCTTTAACTATTACTGATTATTCTATTATTCAAGGAACTGGGTCTGATAGTTTTAGCGTATTACAGAGTGGTGGAATTAATTATATACTTGGGTCGAATTCAGATAATAGTGCATTGGAATTCAAGACGCCAGCTAATGTATTGACACAGATTGGTGGGCAACCAGTAGCAGCTGGACTTACTTCAATTAGTGGACTTACAGAAACTAATGGTGGGATGCTCTACGGGACGGCTGATGATACTTATGCATGGTTAGCAGCTGGAGCTGAAGGAACACTTTTAATGGGCAATGGCTCTAGCGCACCATCTTGGTTAGCAGCTGGAACTGCTGGAGAGATATTTGTTGCACAAGGAGCAGCTGATCCACTTTGGTTAACTGCTGGGACATCCGGTTATTTACTTGTCGCTGCTGGTGCTTCAGATCCTGTGTGGACTGCGCCAACTGGTAGTGGTAGTCCAATGTGTGGGACTTCTCCAACTATTACAACTTCCCTTTTAATGGCGAATGGATCAGATTTAAAGTTGTCTACAACTACAAGCGCACATGAATGGTCAATCCAACTTTATGATAATGATGATACTACATGGAGAGATATTTTAAATTTTGCGAATGGGGATACTTGCACTACAACTGCTTATCAGACATGGGATTTTAGTGATGCAATTTGTACATTTGGTGCATTAAATTCATCCACGATTGCAGATGCTCAAACTTTGACATTTGATGAATCTGCTGCTGATCCTGATGATTGTGATGTACGCCTCAGTGCTGCTGATGGTGTCTTAACTATACTTGGTGTAAATGGTGCGAATAATGAAAGTTTGACAATAGATGTTGATCAGACTTCAAATACTATTATATTAGGGACTGGGACTGGGGTAACAGAAATAAATACAGGGGCAATAAATTTTGCATCCACTGGTACTATAGCTGGTCGTGTTCCTTGGGGATCTGATATAACTGAAAACACCGCTCTAAATACTACAGCTCTTCATGGTAAAATGTATCTTGTCACAGCTGCCTGTACAGTAACTCTTGATAAAGTGACTGATTGTGGATTTGGGGCAGTTGTTGGTATCTTTGTACGTGATGGATCAGAGACAGTTACTATAGAAGTAGATGATGCAGATAAAATAAATCTAGATGGGACAGCTCTTGATGCAGGCGATACAATTGATAGCCCTGGTGATGCAGGTGATTTTATTTACTTAATCTCTACTACTGATACTGATGGTTCTGGCACAGATGGGTGGTTAAATTTAGGTACTCGTGGAACTTGGACTGATGCTGGGGCTACATAATGCGTAGGAATTTGGATAAAATATATTTTCAATATAAGAAAACATTTCTTTTATTTTTAATATTGTTAATAGCATTATTATCAATTGC